CGACTGACCGCCGCTAGGCACGACGCGATAAGCGACGGATTGGGATGCTATGATGAGTGGGGCAGATACTTCGACATCGTTCCTGGGGCGATCGAATGTAGAGAAGTGCAACCCCAATTACTGGGCCTGACCGACGATCAGGTGACAGCCATGGTCACATCCGAGCGGCGCGCCAGATTATCCGCCCGACAACGTCAAATGGCGTGCCGCCAAGAACGATCTCCCGATGCGCGGCGTTCGACGAACAAGGCACCAAGCGCGCTGGGTCGGACTTGAACTGCTTGAAGGTCGCCTCCCCCTCGTCATTCAAAACCACATAATAACGGTTATTGAACAGCACTCTGTCGTCCGGATCGACCACCACCGTCGCCCCGTCGTCAACGAGCAGGTCCATGGAATCCCCGACCACCCTTAGCGCGAAAGCGTTGGGCGGAATGGAGGGATCAGGTGCGGGCATTGCGCCGATCGGATGCTGCAGGGCCGCCCGCCAATTCCCGGCAGCGACCTGACCGATGATAGGTAGAGACCGGCCTATGGCCGACGCGCGACCGTCGAAGAGGACATCCCTGATCGCCGCCATTTCGGAGACGGTTATCTTACGCCGCCCCTTGAGCGACTTATTCATTTTATCCTGATCCAAGCCAATGCGGCGCGCCAGCTCGGCTTGGCTCATATCCTGCGCGTGCAGCAGCTGAAGGATTTCTTCTGGGTCCATCAGGCGAGATTGCGAACCGTTGCGATAGTCGCAATTGCTATTATCGCATAATGCCTCTTGCGTATTTATTGCGATTATCGCATAGCTCGCGCCATGAGCACCGAAGCCGACATGATCATCGACGGTTTGGGCGGGACTAGCGCCGTAGCCAAGATGATGAGCGCCCCTGTTTCCACAGTTCATAGCTGGCGGAAAAATGGCATCCCCTCCTCGCGCATCGCGCACCTGAAGCTGATCGTGCAAGCTGAAGGGCTTGCGTGGCCTCTGGATAGTGCGGCAAGCCCACGCCAGTCACCCGGCAAAACCGGCAACTTTGCCGCAGCACAGCAAAGCGAGGCGGCCTGATGTCGCGCGCGGTTGCGCTGTCGCCCGACCAGCAGTCGGGCAAGGCCGGTTTCAAGGCCCTGGTCAAGGCCTTTGGCGGGCAGGACGCCGCTGCCGAGGAAAGTGGCGTGCGGCGGCAGAAGATCAGCGACATGGGCCTGGCCAATGTTGCCGAATATCCCACGCTGGATCTGATCGACCTGCTGGAGGATCGCACGGTCGGCCTGCCAGGCTGGCCGCATGTCACGGGCTGGCTCTGCCGGCGTCGCGGCGGCGTGTTCGTGCCGCTGCCGCATGGCGGGGCCGACGCCGACGGCATGATGCGCACTGTGGCCGAGATGGCCGCCGAATTCGGCGACGTATCGCGTGCCGTGGCGGACGCCGTCTGTCCGCACGGCCCGGATGGCGAAGAAGTTAACGCCGCCGAGGCCCGCACCGCGCTCGCCGCGCTGGATGATCTGGACCGGGTGTCCGCCCAGCTGCGCCACAAGCTTCAATCGAAGATCAAGGGAGGCCAATGATGATGGACCTGACGGGATTTCGCCCCTTTTCGCTGAAGGATTTCGCCGAGCATCTGACGCCCGGCATCTATCAGCCTATGCAGCTGATCATCGCATGCCAGGTCAAGCATCTGGGCTTCGTCGATGGCAAACCGGTCAACAAGGGCGCGAAGGCGCTGGCCGACTGGATCATCCTGCATGCCGACTTCATCGCCAAGCCGAAGCCGGGTGGTCACCCGCTGCACAGCGGCTGCGCGATCGAGCGCATCCTGGCCGGCGACATCCTGCCCGAGGAAGATTTCGCGGTGGCACTGGCCGAAATGACCGAGGGCACCGTGCTGCCCGAGATGTTCGGCCTGCCCGTGCCGCTTACAGAGATGATCGCGCCTGACTTTTCCCCCCGCGCAGGCGCGGTCGAGAAGGCGCCGGAGCATGGGGTTACCACCCCTGCCCCGGCTTCGGCGCCTTCGCAAACGGCCGACCTGCCAGCGCTCGGCGCGCTGGGCGGCGCGTTGCCGCCGGGCCAGCTGTTCCACACGATCAACGATACGCGTTTTGCGGAGGGCTTCGTGCTGAATGGGTGCGGTCTGGCGCTGTGCCTCAACGAAAGCACGGCCGTCGCGATGCGTGCGGCGCTCGACAGCGGCATCGACTTCATTCGGCGCCAGCGGAGTGCCGGGGAATTCTGGAACCGGGTCGATGCCCCTCGCACCGAAGGGCTGGCCGCATGATCGTCACCGACAGACAGGTCACCAGCTGGCTGGAAACCGCCGTGCAGGGCGATGTCCTGCCCTATGCGCGGGCAACGTCCCTGCCCCATGGTTCGCGGGTGGCCGAACGGCTGCGCGATCTTGCGGCATCCGGCGTGGTCGTCCTGTATCGCCAGCGTCGCCTGCACGGCGGTGGCGACGAGAATTTCCATTATTACGCCCGGCGCACGGGCAAGCAGTTCCCGCGAGCCGGCGGGTCGCAGCCCGGCGGGAGGGCAGCAAGCCCCCTGCCGGCCACAAAACCCCAGGATAAGCGGATGGGTGTCCGTGCCAGTGTCGCGCTGGAGATCGTGCCGCAGGTGCGGGCGCTGCTGGCCGAGGGCGAGCCGCGCAATGCCGCCGCCATCGCCCGAAAGTTGGGCATTTATAGCCCGACGCCCGTACACAAGGCGCTGCAGAGGCTGGCGGCATGACAGATCGCCCGATCCTCTTTTCGGCCCCGATGGTCTCTGCCCTGATGTCTGGTCGTAAGACGCAGACCCGCAGACTGTGCCGCCAGGCCAATGACGCTGCGCTGACCTTTGTCGTCAAGATAGATGACGCGCTGGCCGCGCCGGGCTGGTTCGGTGATGAGGAAGGCGATGTGTGCTTCTTCTCCGGCTATGCACCGGGCGACCGGCTTTGGGTCCGCGAAGCGTGGCGCACCCACAAGGCCTATGACGATCTGAAACCTAGCGAGATGGGCGGCGAAGAAACTGTCTGGCCTGAATTGGACCGGGACAATTGCGATTATCATGGCCGCTATCGCCATGGGCGCTTCATGCCGCGCTGGGCAAGCCGCCTGACGCTGGTCGTCACTGACGTCCGCGTCGAGCGGTTGCAAGATTGCAGTCAGGACGATGCCATTGCTGAAGGGATAGAGCGCGGCGGCTTCGGGGCGCTGTGGGGATGGCTCGCCTACCGCGAGGCCAGCCCGCACTATCAGCGCCATTTCAGCGATCCGCGCGAGAGCTATCGCACCCTGTGGGACAGCATCAACGGCGACGGCGCATGGGAGTGCAATCCATGGGTCACGGCGATCAGCTTCGATGTCCGGAAGGGCAATATCGATAATCTGGAGGCAGCCCATGGCTGACGGCACCAAGATCGAGTGGACCGACGCCACGGTCAACGCCATCAATGGCTGTACGCGCGTATCCCCTGGCTGCGGTGGCCCCGGCCCGCATGGCGGTTGCTATGCCGAGCGGCTTGCCGGCACCCGCATGCGCAGCCATCCCACCCGCGAGGGCCTGACCCGGCAAACCAGTGCCGGGCCGCGCTGGACCGGCGATGTCCGGTTGAATGAGGCAGCCTTGTTGCAGCCTTTGCGCTGGGCCAAGCCGCGCATGATCTTCTGGAATGCGCATGGCGACACGTTTCATGATGCCGTGCCCGGTGAATGGATCGACCGGTGCATCGCCGTCATGGCCCTTACGCCGCACCATATCCATCAGGTGCTGACGAAGCGGTCTTTGCGGATGCGCGATTACATGTCGACGTTCGAAGAGCGGCCGGAAGCATTCGGCGAAGCTCTTGCCCATGTTGCGCAGGCGGCAGGCTTGCCCCGTGATCTTGGGATCGACGCCATTGACGCGATGACTTGGCCCCTGCCCAACGTCTGGCTGGGCGTGTCGGTCGAGGACCAGCAACGCGCCAACGAGCGCATCCCCGATCTGATGGCGACGCCCGCCGCCCTCCGCTGGCTTTCCTGCGAACCGTTGCTGGACTTCATCAGCCTGGAAGAGGCGTGGCATGGCGAAAGCGCCCTTAACAGCGAATGCTGGGGTGATTGCGGCTGGTGCAAGGCTGGTCATCCGCCGATGTGGAATTGCCAGCGTGACGAACGGCAATATGAGCCGGGTGCGCCGCAGCGATCTGGGCTCGATTGGGTCGTTGTCGGCGGCGAGAGCGGACCTAACTCGCGACCGATGGAGCTGGAGGCCGCACGCAGCCTGCGCGACCAGTGTAACGACGCGGGAGTTCCGTTCTTCTTCAAGCAGTGGGGCCAGTGGCTCCCCTGCGGGCAGAAAACCGCCAGCGGCGAAATCTGGTCAAATGGTAGCGGGCACTCGCTGCATGCCGTCAAGGCGATGACGGGGCGCTACCTGGACGGGCGACACCATGACGACATGCCGGTGTTGGCATGATCGTGCGCGAAATCATTATTGGCGGTGCGCGGCTGATCCTGGGCGATAGCTATCAAATCCTGCCGACATTGGGCTTCATGCCCCAGATCTGCACCGATCCGCCCTATGTGCTGCGCACGGCTGGCGGCGGCTCTTTCCGCAAGCAGCGTGGCCACACGGATCGCATTGCCGAGGAAGGGCTGGATCAGGGATTTGATCATCAGATCATCAATCCCCTGCTCTGCGGGTCCGTCGTCGTCTTCTGCCACAATGATCAGGTGCCGAAGCTGTCCACCTATTTGCAGGGCAGTTTCGACCGGTTCGCGCTGTGCATGTGGATCAAGACGAACCCCATGCCGATGGCGAACAAGCATTATCAGGCGGACAGCGAGATCTATATTCACGCCTGGAACCATGGCCATCACCCCGTCGGCGAACTGGCGGCGAAAAAGCGTCATGTGACCAGCCAGGTCGGTCGCGGCGGCAAATATGATCATCCGACGGTGAAGCCGGACAAGGTGATGGACAAGATCGTCGGCAATATCGGTGCCGATCTGATCTGTGATCCCTTCATGGGCACCGGTTCGACCGGCGTCGCCGCGCTGAAGGCCGGCAAGCGTTTCATCGGGATCGAGCATAATCCCGCGCATTTCGATACAGCGGTCGGCCGGATTCGGGAAATCGCTTCAGCGCTGCAGGTGGCGGCATGAGCGCGATCGACCAGCTTTATGGTGTCGGCAAGGATCGGCCGCGCCGCAGCCAGAGGAATCTGTTCAGCGGCGACCATAGCGAGGCCGTGGGCGAATGCGTCATGCGGACAGTCGCCAACATGCTGGCCCATGCGGTTGACTATGATCATTGGATCATCGCCTATTCCGGCGGCAAGGACAGCAGCACCGTCGTCAGCGTGATCGTCACGCTTCTGGAGTTAGGCGCGCTGCCCCGGCCCAAGTCGCTGACGGTAATGTATGCCGACACGAGGATGGAGCTGCCGCCGTTGCAGGCCGCAGCCCGCGTGATGATGGATCGCCTGCGCTGCATGGGCATTAGCGTGATGGAAGTCGTCGCGCCGATGGACGATCGGTTCTTCGTCTACATGCTCGGACGGGGCGTTCCGCCACCCAGCAACACCTTTCGCTGGTGTACGCCGCAGATCAAGGTGGAGCCGATGACGGCCGCGATTGCCGCGACCGTGGGCAAGCTGGGTGGCAAATGCCTGACCATCACCGGCGTGCGTCGGGGCGAAAGCGATGCGCGCGATGCCCGCATTTCGCTGTCCTGCACCCGGAATGGGGCAGAGTGCGGCCAGGGCTGGCTGCAAACCGATCTGCCGGGCGAACTGACCGACACCTTCGCGCCGATCGACCACTGGACCCTGTGCAACGTCTGGGACTGGCTGAAGATTTTCGCGACCTGGCCTGAGTTCGGCGCGTGGCCCACGGCCATGATTGCCGACGGCTATGGCGACGAGGAAGACATGCGCACCGGCTGCACCGGCTGCAACCTGATCGCCACCGACGGCGCGCTGGGTGCCGTGCTGAAACTGTCGGGGTGGGATCACCTCGCCCCGCTGCTTGGCCTCAAGCGGCTGTATCTGGAATTGAAGAAGCCGGTCTGGCGCAAGCGGCAGCCCGGTTTCCAGTATCGGCGCGACGGCAGCCTGCAATCGAACCAGCAGCGCATGGGGCCGCTGACCTTCGAAGCGCGCCTTATGGGGCTGGAGGCGGTGCTGCGCATTCAGGAAGCCGTCAACAATGCAGCGGACCGGCTCGGCCGCGCCGGCATGGTGCTGATCGACGCGGAAGAGGAAGCCCGCATCCGCGAGCTGATCGCTGAGAAGACGTGGCCGAACGGTTGGACTGGCGACGAGCCGAATGCCGACGTCTGGCTCGATCGCGTGAACAATGACGGGTCGGTCGAACCGATCCTTTTCCGGGAGTTGGTAGGCCAATGATCGAAACCGCCGTTCGCGCCGATCGCTGCGCCTGTGGGCGAAACACGACAATCCGCAGTCGCGTGATCGCGGATGACAATGTGTCGACCTGGGTGGAATGTCCCGGCTGCCAGCGTGCCGGCGCCGAGACGATCGATAGCGCCCGCAACGATGCCGTCGCCATCCTCAACTGGAACAATGGCAAAAGGAAAAGCTGGTGACATCCTGCATCAACAAGACAGCCCTGCTGGGCTTCCTGGGTGAAGATCCCAAGCGGGCCGAGTTCCAGAATGGCGGCAGCGTCGTCAATTTGCGCATCGCCACGACCGAGCATTGGAAGGCGGCCAATGGCGATCGGAAGTCCGCGACCGAATGGCATAGCGTCGCCGTCCATAATGAAGGCCTGGGCAAGGTCGCCATGCAGTTTCTGCGCAAGGGCAGCGCCGTCTATGTCGAGGGGCAGTTGCGCTATCGCCGCTATACCGACCGCAATCAGGTCGAGCGGACGATTGCGGAGATCGTGCTGGCGCCCGGCCGGGGCGAACTGAAGCTAATGGATCGCCGGCAGGACGATGCCGCCCGGCAGGAGCCGTCGGGGCGCGATCGCGCCGCCGGCGACGATCTGGACGACCAGGTACCATTCTGACGCCGGCGCGGGCAGCGCCCGCGTGACGCCAGCTGACATGACGATGATTTGACCGGGGGCGGATGCGCTGCGCCGGGGGGAATTTTTGACCGTGAACCAAGAGAAGTCGCTGTTGTCGCCGATGGGCCAGGCCGCCCTCTCCTATGCGCGCCGTGGCTGGCCGGTTTTCCCATGCCGCGAACGCGATTTCGAAATGACCAAGGGCAATGGCGACAAGCTGACGCTGAAGGCCAAGGCCCCCTATAGTGGTAGCGGCGTGAAGGACGCGACCCGTGACGAGGGCGTGATCACGGGTTGGTGGCGGCGCTGGCCCGATGCGATGATCGGGTTGGCGATGGGGCATAATGGCCTGTTCGCGCTCGACTTCGACCCGCGCATCGATGCAGACAGCGGTGAAGTCTTCACGCTCGACACGCTGAAAGAGGCGCTGATCGAGCAGATGGGGTGCGACCTGCCCCGCAGCCTGACGGCCGTCACCCAGAGTGAGGGCGTCCATGTCTATCTGAAGCAGCCGCAGGACGGCGGGGAGCCGATCAGGAATCGCGGCAACCTGCCCCGGCATGTCGATGTGCGCGGCCTGGGCGGCTATGTCATCGCGCCGCCCAGCATCCTCTATCATGCCGACGGGAGCGAGGGCCGCTACCGCTGGCTGTCGAACCGGCATGACGAGCCGGCGGAGGCGCCGGCAGCGCTGGTCGGGATATTGCGGACGAAGGGGAAGAAGAAGGCGGATCGCGACACGGCGGATCGGCCGAGCGCGTCGCCGGCGACGGGATCGGCCGCGCCTGCCCGCTCGACCGATGTCGGCCAGGCCGAGTTCGATGCGATCCGCAAATATGGCCTATCGGCCCTCGACGCCGAATGCCGCCGAGTGCGGACGGCAAAGTCCGGCGCGCGCAACGACCAGTTGAACGAAAGCGCGCTCAAGATCGCGTCGCTGACCGTGTCGACACCGATGCCGGCGCTGGACGCCCGCTTTGCCCGATCCGCGATCGAGGCGGCCGCGCGCGACAATCCCGGCGACGACGACGATCGGCAGCTCGACGCCACGATCAACAGCGGCTGGACCGCCGGGGAGGCAACTCCCCGTGACCTGACCGACGTCGCGACGCGCGCGCGCCAGCGCGCGGAGCGTCCGCATCGTCCCTCCCGCTCCGCTTCCTCCTCGGCCTCCGCCCCTCCCCGTTCGACTAATAATGGCGAGCCAAGCTCCCACGCGGGAGGGGAAGGGTGCCAAGACGGCAAAAAGGGGGCGGGGGAGCCTATAGACCCAGCCCTGACGCTGAAATGCGCGCAGTACCCGATGACGGACCTTGGCAATCTGGAGCGGTTCCTGGCCTATTCGGGGCGCGATTTCCTGTGTGTAGCGGCCTGGGCAGAAAGCAGTTCGTCGCCGGGCTATATCGCATGGGACGGCAGCCGCTGGAACCGCAGCATGGCCGACGCCCTCTTCGGCATCGCCGTGCAGGACATGGTGCGGCGGATACAGGATGAGGCCGATTTCATCCGCGCCAGCGGCGTGCCGTTTCCGCCGGAGGAAGGCGACCTGCCCGACGACGATGAGGATGCGCCGGAAGAGCCCGACGACGATGTCGCCGAAGAGGATCGGTCGCCGGCGGAAAAGGCCTTCATGACGGCCGAGGCGAAGCGCGAGCGGCGCCGCAGCGCCATGTGGTATCTGCAGCGCTCCCTCGCCCGGAAACACCGGCATGACGGGCCGCGCTATGACTTCATCTTTCAGGTCAAGAGCAATGGCGATATCGTTTTGTTCTCCGACAAGCTGGCGGCATGGGGCCGCACGTCGGAGAGCAGCGGCCATATCGAGTGCTTGCGCAAGCTGGCTCCCCCTCGCCTGTCGGCGCGGCCGGAGGATTTCGATGCCGATCCGTTGGCGCTGAATGTCCAGAACGGCACGCTGATCTTCCATCGGCCGGAAAAAGCCAAGAACGGGACGACAAGCCCAGCGCGCGTCGAGCTGCGCGAGCATCGGCGCGAGGACAAGATCACGAAGCTGGCGCGGGCTGCCTATGAGCCCGGCGCCACCTGCCCGCAGTTCAATGCCTTTCTGACGCAGGTGCAGCCTGCCGAAGATATGCGCGAATGGCTGATGCGCTGGTCGGGCTATAATGCACTGGGCATTGCCGATGCGCAGGTGATGGCACTTTTCTACGGCGAAGGGTCTAACGGCAAGGGTGTATGGGTGCAGACCCATGCCCATATCCTTGGCGATTATGCCTGGGCGACCGGCATCGACACCTTCATGGACTCGGGCTTCAAGAAGAGTGGCGGTGGCCCCTCCCCGCATCTGGCGGCGTTGCAGGGGCGGCGCATGGTCTATGCCAATGAGCCGGAGGATAACAGCAAGTTCTCCGACGGTCTGGTCAAGTCTCTGACATCGGACGAACCTATCGGCGGCGTGCGCGAGCTTTACGGCCCGGCATTCGAACTGCTCATCACCTTCACCAATACTGTGATGGCGAACAACCTGCCCCGCATCGGCACCGATTTCGGCATCCGTCGGCGCATGCAGGTTGCTCCCTGGACGATCATCATCGCCAAGGAAGATCAGGATCCGCTGCTGAAGGCGAAGTTGCGCGATGAAATGTCGGGCATCCTCAACCAGATGATCAGGGGCGCTCTCGCCTATCTGACCGAAGGGCTGACGAAGCCGGATGCCATGATCGAGGCCACACAGGCCTATCATGAGGATAACGACCTGCTGGGCCAGTTCCTGACCAAGTGCGTCGCTCGTGATGCCGGCAGCACCGTCGGCTCCATGGCACTGCACGAACTGTTCGTCGCCTGGCAGACATGGTCTGAGAACCTGCCCCAGACGGGGAAGGCATGGTCGGCCAAGAAGCTGCGCGCCGAAATGGAGCGGAAGAGCTTCAAGATCAACAAGTCCAGCACGATGAAGTGGCAGGACATCGCCCTGCGCTTCGATCCGATCGACTTCATGGATGGTGGCAAGCCCGTGGAACGCGATCTGCCGCCGCCACGACATGGGGACAAACCATCGGCCGGTCTGCCTGCTGGTGCGCCTGCGCCCAGCCCTACCGAGACGCCCCCCGTGCCCCCCTCTCCATTGCCGCCTGCAGCATTTGATGACGACGATCTGCCGCCATGATCCTCCCTCGCTCCCATGATTGGGAGGATCGCAATCGATCATTTTCCGCAGTTTTCTGCGCCTTTGGGAGGCAATGGGAGCTTGGGAGGAAGATCGGGCAAACTTTTATAGAGCGCGTGAAGAATGATTGAAACGCGCATTCACTCCCGCCCGATGTGGCGAAACCATGAAGGCCCAGCATGATGCATTTTCCGCCTTGATCCTCCCACACTCCCAAAACTGGGAGGATGAGCAAAGCTCATTTTTCGCAGTTTTCCGCGAGTTTGGGAGCTTGTGGGAGCTTGGGAGGGAAAAGTTCAAAACCCACGGGCGCGCACGTACGCGCGTGTACACACATGCGCACGCGCGCGCAGACTTTACAGGATATTCCTCCAATGCTCCCAAATGACACTCAATATACTGATATTATTACTATTCTCCCTCCCATATCTCCCTCCCAAGAGAGGGAGGAAGGGAGGATTAAGAGCTTTGAGGATGTGGAAGAGCGCCTGCTACAGGCTGTGCTGGTGATGCGGCGGCTTTCGGACCGGGAAGCGGGCTGGCTGCGGGTCAAGGCCTGCTGGCCTGACATCGTGCGGGAACGCAATCTGGGCGACTATGATGCGCGCGGCGGTGAGATGGAGGCGCCGACCCCGCGCCCCCTGCCCGCCACGCGGCGCGACATTGCCGAGATGGAGGAAGCGTTCGCCTGGGTGCTGGCGGCCAAGGAACAGGATCGCCGGCTGATCGCGCTGGCCATCGGGACGCTGGCGCAGGGCGAGAAGCGGATACCATGGATGCGATTGCGCAAGCCGATGGGCATCAAGCTGGGCGCGAATGGCTTGCGCATGCGGTACGAGCGCGCCATGCATCTGGTCACAAAGGCAGCTAATGCAGCGATTTCAAGATGATACGCATGTCAAACGGTATAAGTTGCGACCTTACAATTAAGTTTGTGCGTATCTCGGCCTGTTTGAGCATATAGCTATCTACGCTCGGGGCAGTCCTATGGCGGCTCAAGGCGATCCTCTCCTGACCTAGACAACGCCCGCTTGGCCCTTGCCCAGCGGGCGTTGTCGTTTTCGGGCGAGGCGGGGGCCCCCCCTACCCTCTTCGGGTCCTTCCCGGGGGTGGCCGCCTATTGCGGTGGGGCGAGGCGCAGGGTTTTACGGTTCAAGGGGTGTTTTCCATTTTGAACTCTGTGAACTGAACCGGTTCACGGCAGTGTACGAGGGTTGATCATGGCGCTGATGACGCAGGCTGAGTTCGCCGCGCATCGCGGCGTCGGAAAATCGGCCGTATCGAACTGGAAAAAGGCAGGCCTTCTGGTCTTTGCTGAAGGCCCAGACGGGAAGCTGGCGGTTGACGTCGCGCGGACTGATGCAAAGCTCAATGCCCGCATCGATCCGACGCGGGGGCGGCCAACCTCGTCGATCGGTGAAGCCGGCCCGCCTAGCGAACTTGCACTGGATGCGGACACGTCGTCGCCGTCGGTCCGCAACGCTGCAGCCGTCCGCGTCGAGGTGGCCGAAGAGGAACTGGTTTCACGCCGCATGAAAAATGCGGAAGTGGCGCGCCAGCTGGTGCCAATGTTTGAGGTGGAACGGCGGTTGGGCAACCTTGGCCGCATGGCGCGCGAGCGCGTCGAAGCAGAATTACGCGGCAGAGCCGAGCAGATCGCTGCCCAGCGCGATCCGCGATCGGTCATGATGCTGATGGTCGAGGCCTGCGACACGGCGTTCAATGCCTTGGCTGACGCAATCGAGC